CGCTTGGCCGTAGCCATCATGTTCAATTAACTGGTTTTGAATCTCCTGTAACCAAACAGTTTTCGCTGTTCTTCTTACGACTTTGTAAAAGGTTGGAAGTTGCATTGTGCAACCGCCATTACAGAAAGCGATTTGTCCGACTTCAAATCTTGTTGGCTGTGTAATTGTCTGTGTCATTTGTTTGATTGGTTTTGAACAATTTAATTATAATATAATTAATAGAGGGTGTCAACCCCCTAAAAATTATAGTCGTAGAAAGCCCGCCATCCTTTGCCTAGTCTTGTTGGGTTTCGGTCATGCTGTCCGCATTGACACCATCTGCCATTCTGTCTAAATCCAAACTTCATAAGACCACCTTTTTTGTTTCTTGTGATGTCGTATTTAAGATCGCGATTGTTTGTGCAATGGCCTGCGAATCCGCCGGGGATGATGTTTGGCCTTACCTCCTTGTTAAGTTTGTAGTTATCCATTTGAACAGTTACAAATTTTTTTGTCCTCTTGATAACTGTGCAAGGATGAATGTCGGAATAATAAAGAACGTGCGCTTTGTCTCCGATTTGTGGGTCAAATCCTAAAGTTACGTTTTCCATTTTAGAAAGTCTCCAATTGGTTTGTTTGACAGAAGTTTTGATATTCTTCTTCGTATTGTGTCCATGCTTTTTCATTGTCTTCATCAATGCCTTTGTAAAAAGCATCAACAGCGGCTTTTGGCATTTCTTTGAATTGGTCAGCCATCAAGTCAGCCATTGTGAAGCCTTGAAAGTTTGGAAGCATTTTTCTTTGCTTCTTAAGCATTTCAATCTTTTGATGTAAAGGATGATTGCGAAGTTCTTCTTCGGCTTGGTTGATTGCGTCAGCAATGTTTTGAACTCTTGTCCAGTTTCTTTTGAAGATGTCCATTGGTTTGATTTGTTTCGTACAAATTAATTATAATAGAATTAAATAAACTTGTCAACCCCTAATAAAAAACCCCCATTTCTGGGGGCGATATTATCAAGAGCCTGCAAGTCTTCTTTGTCTTGTACTTGCAACCTGTCGGCCTAGCCCTGCCCTTGCGCCTGCGCTACTGCCTGCGCGTGAGCCAGAACCGCCTGAAGTAAATCCGCGACCTTTTCCTAACTTAGGATATTTTTGATCGCGTAAGGCAAGCGCTTTTGAATCTTCGATCTCATTCTTTCCGCGAACTCTGATCGCACTTAGATTGATTCTTTTGCCTTGCTTCATTTCACGGCGTCCTTCTTTTTCTTCTTGTCTTTTGATTTCGCCAAGTCGAGATTGAACTTTCCAAGCCCACGCTTTTCTGAAACTTGAATTGAATGAAGCATCGAATCCGCCGCGAACTCCTTTGCGTTCATCTTTCAAAGCGCGTTCACACGCTTCGATCAAATATTCGGCGTAAAGATCAATTTGAACTTTGTTGCCTTTTGTCGCAAAAATGTCGAAGCATTTGCCTTTGTAAGAATTACCGATAACTAAACGACCATTGAAAAAGTTTACGCAAGCTGAAACAATGATCTGTTCATGTGGTTTGACTCTTGTGAAATGTTCAAATCCGTTTGCGTCTTTCCAAGTCCAATTGATAGCTTCTTTCAGGCTTGGGTCTTCGATACCTTCTTTGACTCTTTCTTCAAGTTGGTTCAAAGTGATTCCGTACTTTTTAAGAAGTTGCTCTAGCTTTTGTTGAGCCGCAGCTTTTTCATTCTTGTTTGAACTAGAAGTCAAAGCCAGAAGTTTAGAAAGAAAAGAAAATGAATCTCTCATGTTGGTTTGATTTGTTTGTGAACATTTTAATTATATCATAATAGATTTACTTGTCAAATTATTTATCCATCCATTTTTCAAACAGGCTGTCAGGCTGAAACGCTTTTGCCAAGAAATTTCCATAAAGATTATTGTCTAATATTTTAAGTCCATCTTTCTTTGTGAAAGTCGCAACAAGAATTGCTTCGCCTGCCTTGTTCATGTCATAAAGTTCAAAGTCATCAAAGATGCCGTTCTTGATCGCTTCAGGAACAATTTCAGATACTTTTCTATGAACATTACGAACATATTCTGGAAGAACCCTTCGGCCTGTTTTTATATATCTTTGATAGTTTCTTTCAAGCGCTGTTGCAATTTCGGCTGTTGCATATTTGGCGCGAACTGTCATGCCGCGATCTGTCATCGTCTTAATTTTTTTGGTCAAACTGGCAACACTTCCATCGCCTGTACCATCTAACATTGTGTGATACCTTCTTTGCGCTGATTCTCTTTGAATCAATTTAGAAATCCAACTCGATTCTTCATGTACATAGTTTGCGGCGTTTTCTGCGATCTTTCCGCCCTTGGCCTTCATTGCATTAAATTCAGGCAAGCGCTTTTTGATTTCATCAGCGTCAATAACAACAGTTCCTTTTGGTAATGGCGATTTTTTCAACATGATTGATTTACCAGAAGCCGACCCGCCGCCTGTCATAAAGAAGATCGGATTCTTTTGCGCCTTCGGGTTATTTTCCGCAATAACATCTTCAATAATTTGTCGATGTAGCTCCTGACGTTCTGGCGTCCATCTTGTAAGGTTTGACGGTTCCGCGTTCTCTGCAAGCGAACCATCTGAATATCTTTGCCAAGAAAGTTCCGCGCCTTTTCTTTCCCTGACAACATCAGGAACAATTTTAATTTTTTCTGCGTTTCTACCATATACGGCCTGCAACTGCGCCAAAGTTTTTTCTGAACCATCAACTGCAACGAATTTTCTGATTGCTTGATCGCCGCCATATTTTTTTGACAATTTATCAAAGAATCGAACTTTTTTTGCTCCAAGTGCTTTTGCCTTTATTGTTTGCGATTGTCCTGAAAGCCAAGTTCCATATGATTGCCCTGCGGGTACTAGGCCGCTTTCTGATGGCCTGAAACCCCTGCGTCTGGGCGCTTCGATCTTACGACCAAAAACACGGCTCAGATTGTCATAATCTATTTCGGCAACAGTCTAAAATGCTGTGGCGGTTCCGGCCCTTTTCCATATTCAAATACCTGTTGATCTAATGACCGACAACGTGAACTGGTTCTGCTATCCAAGGTAGCAAGATAACGATATTTTTTTGTTGCATCTGGATTTGCCTTATAAACTTGTTGCGCCGCGACATTGCTAACTTGATTTATTGATGTTCTGACGATTGTTTGAATCTGCGGATTTGCAAGCATCATTGACGCGCCACGCATTGCCAACTGTTGCTGTTTTGCTGTCTTTGCCAAAGTATTAAATCTCAACTTGCCAACAAGACGCCTTCGCATCTGTTGAGTTGTATCGCCTGCCAATAATCCATCGCGAATTGATCTCCCAAGTCTTTCGGCGCTTTTGTTTGTAATACCGCGAAAAGATTTTTTTATTGAATCGCCATTTGGCAACCTTATCAATGCGCCCTCTTTTGCTGTCAATGAAAACTTTGCGCCAGAACCCGCCGCGATAGTGCTTAATGAATCAGATAAAACATTTAAATTAAATTCAGATGCGGAAGTTGTTACGACAGCCTTTGCAAATGCGGGTGTAACTTCAACAGTTCTGATTGATGACCTGATGCCTGCGGGCAATGCGCGTTCCATCTGAACCGTTGCAAATTCTCCCTGCAACTTTGCAACAGCATCACTTACAAGTTCCATATCCCGCGTTGATTTGACGTCCCATTTTCTAAGGCTTGCTTTTGTCTGTAACAACAAAGCCCGTAAACGTGCCGCTGTATATTTAGGCTGATTAGCCCTTGGAAGACGTTCTATTGCTTCTAATTTATCAACCGCCCGCAATATGATTCGATTATAAGATTCAACGATTTCACGCGAAATCTTATTTGAAAATCTATTTAAATCTAAACTATTACGAAAATATTCTTCTGGAATTAAATCAGGATAAGGAACAGATGCCCCAAGCTTGGAGACATCAGACGGAACCCGAATCGGCGTTTGTGTCATTAATCCTCATCGTCTGGGTCTTCAACTGGTTCACCTTCTTCGGCTTCGGGCGTTGGTTCATCCATTTCGATCATGTCGCCTTTTTGTGTTTTTTCGATTTCTTCTTCAACATCAAAATCATCACCAAGGATTTCTCCTTCTGCTAATTGTTTTAACAATGTTTCATGTGATATTGCCCCAGAACTCCAAAGTTCGCGCCTTGCCTGAATCTCTTGCGGTGCTAATCTCTGGCCTAAGAAATCACGATTGACAAAAGCATTTCCAATTTCTGCAATATTTAAATAATTTGCATGAAATACCAAACAGTTATCAATCATATCTTGAAGCTGTTGCGCCACAATCATTAATGTCGAATCGCCTTGACTTCTTTGAATCTCCTGTGATGCGGCTGTTTCTGCTACAAGTTTTTGTCCAAGGATTGCGGCAAGTGCCAAAGTATTTATCTGATCTTCAATATTTTTTATTCTGTCGCGTTGATATTGAAAAGATGTACCTTTGATTTCTACAAATTCAGCCCTGCCACCTTCTGGAAATGCCATCGCTTCAGATGGCCCCGCACTTACTTCTTCTGATGCCTGCGGAAACCCAAAAAGACAAAGCATTGGAACAGAAGAAATTCTTAGTTGATTATCAAAATCCGAACTCTTTTGATAGTGCAATAAATTTAATTCTGCAATATCTTGCATCGGTGGGCGTGATTCCAAGAAAGAAACTTTGTTTGAATATGCAATGGCAAATGGAATGTAGTCTAAAGATGTTGTTCCTTCATCTACTTTTACATATTTTCCCTGCCTGCCTTTTCTGTGTACTTCAAAACCGCCTGCCGTTAATAATCGAACCTGTTCAACTTCTTTTTGTCCATATTCTCCATCTGCTTCTGTGACCCGTTCCAAAAGTCGTAACTGAGTTAATTTTTGCTTCCCATCTACAAGTTCTGTCCTCCATCCAAGAATTTCACGAGGGCTGTATGTAATCCAATAAGGTCTTCCAGTTCCGCCTGTCGGTGCATCAACTAGAACCCCAACATGACCATAGCGCAACATTATTTTTGCTGTCTCATATGTCCAACTTGTGAGATCGTTTCCCTGAAGGTCAACATCGAACAAATCTTCTGTAATCCGTTCTGATACCTCATTTAATCGAACAGGTTTGCGTGTAAGCATACCCGCAAGCAATCTTTCAATTCTCACATATAGAGGAGCCAGAACCGAGGTGGCGAGCCTGTTATCGTAGCTCTCGTCCTGTTCGCGCGGCATCTGCGGCAAATACTTTCGATGTCTTTTTCTTATTCCATATGTTCCCGTTATCAAATCTTCAATCAATATCCAATTCGGCTCCATGTTTACATAAGCATTGCTAGGGTCTTGAACCTCAACAGCTCT